CCTAAAGTGACAGCAGTTATTCCGATTACCTAATACATTTGGTTTATAGGTTAGATGTGAAAGCACCCTCGATTCTGGGGGTGTTTTTTTTTGTGTACATAGTTTAGGTTTTTATATTTCTAGTTATGATCGCAATACCACAGGGGGCTAACACTTCGATTTATATAACCCTTACAGATAAGAGGGAAACGAGTAGCAATGTCTACATCTTTAAATTTAAGCATGAGGTAACCAATGAGGAAGTGACCTTGACCTTAACGGATATTAGCACATTCAAAGATCGTGTTTCTAAATTTGCAATTACAATAGCAAACTTCGAGAATAGAACAATCGGATTTTGGCGGTACAACGTAACCCAATCAGGAAGCGGTGCTGAAATTATCGCTACAGGAAAAATGCAATTGACGGCACCTAACTTAAGCACCTCCGGGGTAGTTAGATACAACGGCTACAATGGGGACTATAAAACCTATACCACAACATGATAAAATTTCTAAAATTTGACGATGTACCACTACCTATTTACAAAGAAGTAAAAGGCAAGGATTACATTTTTTATGGTGAGCGGAATGACTACCCAAACTACCTACTAAGGATCTACAATAACAGCGCAAAGCATAACGCAATTGTAACCGGGAAGGTAGACTACATCTGTGGCAACGGGTGGACTGTGAAGGCTGAAGATGAAATGCAGAAGGCAAAAGCCTTTGGAATTATTGACAAGGTAAACACGAAAGAAGAAAGCCTAAATGAGGTCACTAATAAGCTTGTGACTGACTTAACTATCTTCGGGGGATACTATCTACAGGTGATATGGACTAAGGGCACAGGCGAGATCGCAGAACTTTACCATGTAGACTACTACAAGGTTAGAACGAACTCAGATAATAGTGAATTTTATGTCTCAGATAATTGGTTAAAGAACGATAACGTAAACCCTCGACCAGACTACGAAACCTATCCGGCTTTTGATCCCAACAATCCTACAGGATCTCAGATACTTTACTTCAAAGAATATCGTGCAGGAGTAAATACCTATTCCCTTCCTGATTACCGGGGTGCCATCAGCTATATTGAACTAGATATTTCGATAGGCGAGTACCACCTGAACACCATAAACAACGGCATGTTCTCAAGCAAGCTTATTAACCTTAACGGGGGCAAGGTAAGCCAAGAGGAAGAGGATAGAATTGAGCGACAATTCCAGAACAAATTTAGCGGATCTAAAAACGCAGGTAAATTCATGCTAGCGTTTAACGATAGCAAGGAAAATGAGCCTTCTATAATTGACCTATCAGGGACTGAACTTGATAAGCATTTCGACCTTTTGAACTTGACTGTTCAAACTGAAATTTTTAGCGGTCACAAGATCACAAGCCCAATGCTTTTTGGAATTAAAACCGAAGGGCAGCTAGGTGGTAGATCAGAAATGAGAGAGGCTTACCAGCTATTCCAGAACACCTATGTAAACTCAAAGCAGAGGGCACTTGAGGAAGTGGTAAACTATCTATTCAAGTTCAATGACATCATCGCTGATCTTGAATTAAAACCTACAGAGCCTATCTCTTTTGAATTCTCAGAGGCGATCATCTCAGCCAACATGACTCAGGATGAAATCAGAGAAAAGCTAGGACTTGCACCTATCGAGAAAAAAGAAACAGCAGGAGCGCAGGACATTATTAATTCATTGAACAGCCTATCCCCTTTGATCGCTACCAAGGTAGTCGAGAGCATGGATGTAAACGAACTCCGCAGCTTGATTGGATTGCCTTCACGTTCTGAAATTGTAACCCCTGAGAACATAGGCGAAGCACCTGCCCCTACTACTGTAGAAACTATTCAACTTTCATGCAGCCATACAGAAAAGGACGATGAAATCCTTAGCTACTTTGAAGGCAAAGGGGTAAGCAAAAGCAAGTTTAAAATTATCCAGAATGACAGGCTAGTTTTTAGCAGCATGGATGATTTTGTTAAACAGGATTTATTTGCAGAATACCTTTTGAATGAGGTGCAGAAAAAAATCATAACTCAGATCCAAAGGAATGAGAATGTGACTGTGCCACAAATAGCCAAGGCGGTAGGCATAGATGAAGCTTCTGTGATTTCGAGAATCAACACATTGATAGATGACCAAGTATTAGTAGAAAAAATAAGCCGTGAAGGATTGATTACAAGATCTGTAACTAGAACAGGGGAAGCAGCTATCAAAAGGCTTCAGCCTGTTACTTCATTTAAGGTGCTATACAGCTATGAAGAAAGGCCAAACGTACCAGCAGCTGCAAGCGGAAGCCGTCCCCTTTGCGAGAAACTATACAAGGATGGAGACAGCCTTTTATTTACCCGTGAAGAAATCCAAAACATCTCAAACCAACTAGGCTATTCCGTTTTTCAGCTTTGCGGTGGATGGTACACCAATCCTAACACAGGAGTGAGGACACCATTCTGCCGTCATGAGTGGAGACGAAATGTAGTAGTAGAAAAAACATCACGATGAGCGCAAATGTATTAATGATCAGCGAGCAGTCCTTTAAGGATTTCACTGTAGCTTCCGCAAATATTGACCTGAAGAATGTAACTCAGGTGATTAAGATGACGCAAGATAGGTACATCCATCCCATCTGTGGAACTGCGCTTTATGATAAGATCCTATCTTTGATCGTAGCGGGAACCATTACTAGCGGAGGGAATGCAGTCTACAAAACTTTGCTAGATGACTATCTAACAGACACCCTGTTCAATTACGTTCTAGGTGAACTTCCTATGGCGATGCAGTACAAGTTTGTAAATAAGGGAGTAGTGAAGCGCAAATCAGAGAACATCACAGAGCCTACTTTTGCAGAACTTCAAAGCATCAGCCAATACTATAAGGGATATGCCGAATGGTATGCGGAAAGATCTATCAATTACCTAACTGCAAATAATACCCTGTACCCTGAGTACTTGAATCCGGGTAGTGATGTTACTACAATCCAGCCTGTGAGCAATCAATATAAGGTGGCTATCAATTTAGGCCGTGGGGACTATGAAGATTATAGGCCATACTCTGAAAGATACCAAGGAAACCGCTACAAAAAACCATTCTAAAAATGGCCTACAGCAAGAACGAAAAGAAACTAAAAGAATTCCTATCTAAGCAAGATGACACTCGCAAATCTAGTAGCAAAACTAAAAGCAATCCAAGAAGCACATCCGATGATTCGGACGTTCGGAGAGGGTGATATTTATGACTACACAGATAACGGGGGTGAAATTGTCTACCCTGTTTTTTGGACAGTTGTAAGGCCTTCACAGTATTCAAATACTACTATGCGCTATCGCTTGGTGCTACTATTTGCGGATCTCTTGACTGAAGATAAAAGCAACAGGCTTCAGGTTCAAAGTGATCAGCTTCTTGTGGCTTTGGATGTTTTGGCTAAGCTAAAACTAGATAATACCTATTCCTTTAATACACCTCCGCAGGCATCTGTAGAATTCTTTCAGGAGCGATTCGATGACTTTGCAGCAGGGGTGAGTATTGATATAGAAATAACTGCTCCTATTCCTTTGAACCTTTGTCAAGTTCCAACTAATTAAAGAAATGAATATATTGAAAAGCGATGAACTCGGAGTACCCTCCACCTTCTTGGCAATGTTTGCTAATGTCACGGCTATGGCTGGGCTTCAATTTGTAAACGTAGTTTTTACTTCGGTCATTTCTATTCTTTCAATTATTTATTTGGTTTATAAGTTACGGGCAGAAATAAAGAAAAGCAATGGCAAAGGCTAAGGCAGTAGCGCAGATTAAAATTAGCTTTGGTAAAAGGAGAAACGGATACGCAAAAAAAAGCGTTTCAAAAGCATTAAACAAACCTAAAAAATACAGGGGGCAAGGAAGATGAAAAAGTTTTTTGATTGGGCTAAAGGATTTCTATCTGAAGGAGGGGAAGCATCTAGCAAAAGGCTTGTCGGTGTATTAAGCGGAGTGACCTTATGCTGCACCTTATTCATGAATCAGAACGAACCGCTAGTCTATTCGGTTGCTGCCCTGTCTGCTGCTGCTTTGGGTATCACAGCTGCTGAAAAGATATTTAAAAAACCAAACGATAAAAATGAAAATAAGCCAACATCTTAATTTAGCTGAGGTAACTAGAAGCGATTCTGCAAAGCGTCACGGAATAGACAACACACCTACGGCTGAGCATTTAGAAAATTTTAAGCTGCTTGCAGACAAAGTATTTGAACCTATCCGGTTGCATTTTGGTGTTCCTATTTTTATTAGTTCAGGGTACAGAAGCAAGGCTTTAAATAGTTTTATTGGAGGCAGCGCATCTTCACAGCACTGCAAAGGGCAAGCCATCGACATCGACATGGATGGAGGCAATGGTGAAGTAACTAACAGGATGGTATTTGATTTCATAAAAACCAAGTTAGACTTTGATCAGCTTATCTGGGAGTTTGGCACAGACTTTAACCCTGATTGGGTTCATGTATCTTTCGTAAAGAGCGGAAATAGAAAGCAAAAGCTGAAGGCCGTACGGTCTGGAGGCAAAACAACCTATCAACCTATTTGATGGAACTAACCAAAATTGCTAGGAATGTGCATAGCATATCCCTAAGCAAAGAGGAAAACAGAGTAGCCCTACTTTCAGACATTCACTGGGATAACCCAAAGTGCGACAGGGATATGCTGAAGCGACACCTAGACTATTGCCTTGCGCAGAATATCCCTATCTTTATTAATGGGGATTTATTCTGCCTCATGAATGGCCGTGGCGATAAAAGAGGAAACAAATCAGACATATTACTAGAGCATAATAATGCAAGATATTTGGATAGCGTAGTTGAAACTGCGGTCGAGTGGTTTAGTCCTTACGCTCATATTTTAACTGTGATCGGGTACGGTAATCATGAAACATCTATTATAAAGTATCAAGAAACAGATTTGCTTCAGAGATTTGTAGACCTAATGAACTACAAAAACAAAAGCAATATTTTTACAGGTGGATATGGTGGGTGGATGGTTATAAAATATGAGATAAGAACTAACAGTCAAATGACCAAGACTATGAAATATTTTCATGGGAGCGCAGGCGGTGGAATTGTTACACGCGGAGCAATCAACTTGACTAGGGCACTAGAAATCTATGAGAACATGGATATATTTGTGATGGGTCACATCCATGAGAACTCAAGTAGAAATGATGTGAGGGACACCCTTCAGTATAACCAAGGGAAAAGAGTCTACGAATTACATCAAAAGCAGATCCACCTTGCTATAACAGGAACATACAAGGAAGAGTATGGAGATGGGTCTAATGGATGGCACATTGAAAGAGGCGCACCTGTCAAGCCTGTGGGTGGTAGAATATTAACCTTAAATGGAAGAAGGTACAAAAAGGATGACTTAGAACATTATGAACTTTTAGTAGACTCGCAAAAATTCCCACTATGAAAGCGATACTTGAATTTGATTTGCCTGAAGATAACACAGACTTTCAGGCAGCTATTAATGGCCACAATTACAAAAGTGCCATCTGGGATTTTGATCAGCTTCTAAGATCAGAGATGAAGTACAAAGAACTAAGTGACGAAACCTACAAGGCTTATGAATGGTGCAGGAAGGAATTGAGAAAAATACTTGAGCAAGACAATTTATTTATAGAGCAATGATGGAATTTTCAACCGACAACCAGAAAATCAAAATTGCGCTTATCTCTTTTTTAGGAGGGGTCATAGCTGCATTTATCTTCTTACCAAAGCCTGAAGAAGAAACCGTGTACAAGTTTACTACGAAGGTAGAAAGTGACACAATTTACACTCAAGTTCGGGACACAGTTTATGTGCCGAAAATGTGGATAAAATCACAAGTTTTAAGGGATACAGTCCTTGTAAATTATCAGCCCCAAATTAGCCTGTTTAAGGCCTCCATTCCTTCGGAGTATGGAAGTACCCATCTAAGCGGTGAAGTCCTTGGAGAGATGCTTAAAATGACTGCTACAAACGATTTTAAGATTCCTGTGGTGACCAACACAATCACGGAAACAAAAACAGAGACGATAATCAAAAAGCCAAAGGGGATATATTTGGGAGCAAGCATGAACTCTATGTTAGATCCGGGCGCAAAAGTTTCCTACTTGGATAACAAATACCTGTTCACCTATCAGTACCAACCCGTGACAAAAGTTCACAGCTTGGGTATATCTAAAAAGCTTTTTTAGTATGTGGATAGAAATAGATGTAATGCTAAGCGGTAGCACGATGGACTGGGCTGATCTTGGAATCGAAGTAAAGCACGAATTTGTAAGGCGCATGGTAAGGGTGGAGGACATCTCCTATGTGCAGGAATTGGTACACGATATTCAGGTGATCTACTTCTATGATAAAACATCCTGCCTGCTTCGGGGCAGCTATACTGAGATCCGAGATGAACTGCTACACCTTGATCAGGAAGGGCAGCTAGAGTAATTCGGTTTTTTTCCGAATACTGTGCCAAAAATTGACAATATTTGGGACAAGATAACCCGCCAACTGTCTACATTTTGTCGACATTTGGCAGCGTTCACTTTTCGTGAACAAGCAATAAACGTGAACTATACTGCATGAATTTTTCCTAATTTAAATATTATTTTTGCTTTTATCTGCCATAATATCTTTAAGCTGATTCCAAACGCTTTCTGCATTATCGCCCCAATAGTATTCGCACTTCCCTTCCCTGATTGGTGATTCCATGAAATAGCTTTGATAGTCCCCTGCCTTAGCCGTGAACCTATAACATTTTTCTTTGTGGGGACAGTTTGTCCCCGGGCACATGGTGATATCTGGACTCATGGCAAAAAGGTTTTGTTGTAGTACTGCATAGAAGTCATATCAAGATTTTTGCCGTCCCATTTGCCAACTACAAAGGCCGTTCTGATCTGATCCTTTTCTAGTTCTTTGGCTGCCTTCAAAATATCTGATCCGCTTACCTTATCAAACCAAGTTTGAGTCATTTGATCGTAAAGCCATTCTACTGCGGTCTGTTCTTTTTCTTCCATTTTTGTCTGAGTTATACAACATTAAATATAAAATCATGCCATAATGTGTAGTATATCTACCAATATGAACGATTTTGTAAACCCTGTTTTATGTTATGGATTCGTTACACTGCGCAAAGGATCTGAACTTATCCCCTTTCAGGTACTGACTAGTGGAGAATTTTGACCTTCCCTTCTTGACTAGGCAGCCATCCTCAAATAAAACGTAGAACTCATTTTCAGCGACTGCCTGATTGATAGAGATGTAATCTATCCACCACTCCTGAGGCTTGCGGTTCTCATCCATAACCCTTGTAGCTTTGCCGTGCCCTAGTGGATTGATGATCTCACTTTCTTCCATCGTTTTTTCTTGCAAGTTATAGGGTTTTAAAATCAGGGTTAAAAAAAATCTCACTTTTTGTTGAAAATATTTTCTAAAATGTTTTTTATTCTAATTTATTTCTTCGATATTTGTTTTATAATTAACCCTTAACCAAAACCAAAAAACATCATGAAAATTCAAGACATTAAAAAAGACAGTCAATTCAACGAAATTACCTATGCAACCGTCTCAGTAAGTGGGGTTGCGGGTTACAGCCATGCGGTTAACACTCACGAAAGAAATGTGACCAAGAAAGTTAAGTCAATCAAAGAAGATACTATAATACAATACGGGGGTTCTGTAGAGACCTTCCGAAAATTTATAGAATTAGAAAATGGTACTATTATTCGTATGTTTTGGAATAGTATCAGCGGACTGCATTATGCGTCTCACGTTTACAGGGATGCAATTTAAAAAACTTTAAACCCTAAAAAAAATGAACTACGATTCAGAAAACTTCTTTGATCAAGAGATCACATTTACCTACGAAGGACAGGACTACCTTTGGATTGGAGACTACACCATCGAACACACCGGGGAAGATGAAAGCGAATTTGCTCCTGCCTACGGGGAGATGGAGATCACGATAGATCACACTAGAAGCCTGTCATCCTATGAGCATGGCTATGAAGTTATCCCTACCCGGTCAATGCTGATGCAACTAGAATTAGAAATTGAAAGAAATTATTAACTAAAACCAAACCAAAAATGGAAAGATCACCAAGTATTCAGAACCTCACACAAGGCCTAGCCAAGTTTCACGCTATGGTAGGCCGAATCTCGAAGGACGCAAAGAACCCGTTCTTTAAAAGTAACTACGCAAGCCTTCCGCACATTATCACGGAAGTTGCAGAACCTTTGGAAAAGGCAGGGCTGATCCTTAGCCAATTCCCAAACGGGGACGGGCTTACCACTATGCTGATTCACGCAGAAAGCGGAGAGTTCATATCGGCCACATACACGCTACAGGTAGTAAGGCAGAACGATCCACAGGCGCAAGGATCTGCGATCAGCTACGCAAGACGGTACGCAATTACAAGCGTTCTAAACCTAGCCATATCAGATGATGATGCGGAGGCAGCTATGCGCCCGGTAAGGCAGGCACCAGCACCTAGCAAATTAGCACCTACAGATCAGCAGTTTGCAGGGATAGTTCAATACTTGAACGGAACTCCAGAGCAGCAGAAGACAGCCAAGGAGGCATTAAAAAAATATACCTTAACCAAAGATCAAACAGAAATTTTAGACGGACTATTATGAACCTATATGAAATCACACAGGAGGCGCAGTATCTAGCTGCGCTTCTTGAAACTGAAGAACTTACTCCAGAACTAGAAGCAGAACTTTTAATCAATCAGGAGCAGCTACAGATCAAAGGCATAAACTATGCTAAGGTGATCAGCAACTACCAAGGGGAAAGCGATCAGATAGACGCTGAAATTAAGCGACTCAAGGCCATGAAAGAAAGCCGGGATAAGAAGGTCACATGGTTAACAGAAAGCCTTAAGAAGGCCATGCTAGTAAGCGGAATAGAGAAGATAGAATCACCCCTGTTTAAGATCTCTTTAAGAAGATCCGAGGCGGTGGAGGTGGATGTAGTGGAAGCCTTGCCTAGTTCGTTTCAGAATGTTAAGACCGTAGTAACGGCAGACAAGATGGCGATCAAAGAAGCGATCAAAAAAGGGGAGACTGTATTCGGTGCTAGAATTATTGAAAATTTTAATCTGCAAATCAAATGAGCAACTATCTATACCTAGGAAAATTTATTCAGAGACCCGGTGATCTTGCCCCCAAGGGGGTGAGGTCTACCTGCCAAACTGAAAAGCTACCTTTTAACGAAACCTTTGAGAGAATATGGCAGCTTGCAAGCACGAAAGCCTAGTGCCATTGGTACGGAAACTATACACCCAAGGGAATACAAAGCACCAGATAGCTGAGATGATGGGGATCAGGATAACTACGGTTAACTACATTCTGTACAACATTCTTGAAGTATCAAGCTATAACCCTAGGGCGAACCTAGTAAATGAGATGCCAAGGGAATTAGTCGACCGGGTAATTACCCTGTCCTGCTGGGGGTATTCCAAGAAAGAAATCGCTGAAGATCTTGAAATCAAGTTTAAGCTAGTAGCGGATCTAGTCAAGGAGGCTACAGATAAAAAAATGATTAAAAATTTATTGTGATAAAGTATTGCATATTCTAAACTATTGTTTAGATTTGTCTATCAAATAACACTAGCCAAAAAAGATCATGAAAATTTTAACAAACACATCCGGAAGCAAAGCAGTAAAAATCAGCAAAGATGCTACAGGAAGATTCAGAGCGTTCTACGTTCAGTTCTTTCAGGGCATGGATCAGGTGCTGCTAGCAAAAGACTTTTCAAATATCAAGAACGCAGAGAAGTGGGCTGCTAAACTCCTTAACTAAACCAATGCCCTTCGGGGCTTTAATTCCTACACTATGAAAAAAGCACTCCAGATTACAGGCAAAATCATCTACACGATCCTAGCCTTGTCACCCATCTTTGCCCTTGGCTATATGCTAGGTCTTAAATTATTGTAAACCCCAAAACCAAAAATCAAATGGAAAATCTAACAATCAAAACCCTCAAGTCTGTAGAAGTAGAAGCCGACTTCACCCTGTCTACTTACTTTACTATTTGCAAGTATACTTCCTACAAGCTGCTAGATGATAAAACCTGCCTAGCGGTGACCTATTACCCTAACAGCCTAAAAAATATTTTTGCCTTAGAGTTATTCCCAAACATCAGGGTAGAAAATATTCGCTACGTTCAGTACTTGGTTAAGCTAGATAACTTTGAGCAGATCACAGAGCAGGAATTTGTAACTAATTTAAACGAGTGCAAAAAATTTATATCAGCCCTATGAAATCGCTAGACTCACAGACCGCTTTGATCAAGGGGTGGCTGCTGAATGGTAGATCTATTACGCAGCTAGATGCCTTAAATATGTTTGGCTGCTTTAGGCTTGCTGCTAGGATCGCTAACATCCGAGAGGAAGGCCTAGACATAGTTACGGACATGATCACCGTAAACGATAAGAGAATCGCTCAATACTACCTATCAAAATGAGACGCAGAAATCTAACAGAATACGAAAAGATAATGATCTTTGAACTCTGGCAGGACAGGATGCCAACTAAGGTCATAGCACTAGAACTAGGTAGATCCTATGCCTGTATTTATTACCAACTAAAAAGCAGAAATTTAGTAGGATAATGGAAAAAAGTTTCTATATTCGAATATCGAATTATTCCTGCGGTGAGAGGCAAGAATGATTCCAGAGGTTTATTTTAACCTAGCCCGACAGACTCTCACCTGTTGGGCTTTTTTATTTTAAAAAATGCAAGGTAAAAAATCATTTGTTTTGTACACGGATCAAAGGGAAGTTTTTGATGAACTTTCAAATGAAGATGCCGGTAAGTTGATAAAGCATATTTTCAGCTATGTCAATGATGAAGATCCAACCACAGAAGACAAGCTAATCAAGGTAGCCTTTCTTCCAATTAAGACTCAGCTTAAAAGAGATCTTAGAATCTGGGATGAAAAGAAAGAGCAAAGGGCAGAGGCAGGAAAGAAAGGAGGTCTAGCAAAAGCTAGCAATGCTAGAAATGATCTAGCAAATCCTAGCAATGCTACAAATGATGTAGCAAAACTAGCTGTAAATGTAAATGGTAATGTAAATGTAAATGGTAATGTAAATGATATTTCTTCTATTACTATTTTTTCTACTAGGAGGCTAGGAGGAAAAAATCTATTTGAAGATATGTCTCACATATACGATTTAAGTGATGATCAAGTTCAGAAGCTATATCAAGAATGGGATCTAACCCATGAAGGTCAAACCTTTGAAAGTGAAAAGCATTTAAAAAATAGTTTTATCTTGTTTGTAAAAAATAATGCAAGCAGGTTTAAGCAGCCAAGAAACAACACCTACAGGCCAAAAGAAGAAAAGCCTAAAAGTAAAAACATATTTGCCGATATGTATGAAGAACTGCTAAGAGAAAAAGAAAAAAATAACCAATCAAACCAATGAAAGAGATAATTCTAAAACACCTGCAAAAGATGGAATTCGTTTGCGGTCTAAAACAATTTAAAGAGTACAGTCCAGAAGATGGAGTAGAACTTCTTAACTGCCTAAACAAGCTATTTACTAGCTTTGGATGGATGAACGAAAGCCGGGTCGATTACATCCTTCATGCAGGGATGCGAGGGCAGTACGGGGACTTCTACCATGTAAACGAAAAGAATGTTAGCGTATGGATTAACCAATACTACGCACACCACCAGAGCCAAATAGTACAGGAAGTACAGGCTATGAATCGGCAGCACAAAGAACCTACAGAGGAAGAGATAGCACAATGGATAGAGATCGGAAAGCAGATCTTCAGGGACAATTACCAAAGCGCAAAGGAAAGCGGGTTCTGTAAGGATCTAGCAGAATGGGGTGGGAATTGGTTTAACAAATTCCAAGAGAAAGGAATTCTGAAGCCTTGGGAGTACCCGGTTGAAGACATTGAGAAGGATGTGCGCAGGGAGTTAAGGATCAGCACTAGGTACATAGACGAAATCACCGTAGGGGCGAAGTCAAAGAATAAGATCTGGAAGCTATTCATACTGGAATCTATTAAGGAAAATAGAAACCTAGACAAATTAATATGAAAAAGTTAATTGAAAATTTAACACCTAAAAAGCAGGATTTATTTAGCATTCAAACTACCCTGCTTACTAGCTTTGCCTTGATCACCTTTGATTTTGACTGCGGGATTTGGTTTATATTTATCGTAGCCTGGGTTACGATAGCAATGGATTTTGTTTATAAGGGATGCAAGTGATTCAATTTAAACTAAATCAAAAGCCTCTTTCAGTAAATTTGGCATGGCAGGGCAAACGATTCAAGACACCTGCATACAAAAGGTATGAAAAAGAAATGCTACTAAGGATGCCTGCGGGAAAAGTTGCTGAAGATCAGATGCTGCGGATTGAATTTTTCTTTGGGTTCAGTAACAAGGCAAGCGATCTTGACAACCCGATCAAGTTACTTTTAGATTTGGCACAGAAAAAGTACGGGTTTAACGATAAAATGGTTTTTGAATTGAATGTGAGAAAGTGCATTGTAAAAAAAGGGGATGAATTTATAAGCATGGGGATATTTAAAATGCTACCTTTTTAGACAATATTCACCTATAAAAATAGGATATTAATTTATTTTTTATATTTGAATAAATAACAAACCAAATGAGCGTACAAGAAGGACTACTAATCAGAAAATCAAGAAAGAAAAGCGGATACACGCAGCTAGAACTATGCAAGAAGCTAGGCTTATCTCATGCACCTATCAATCAGGTAGAGAACGGATGGGAAAGCATAAGCCTTTTTAACTTGCGTATGATATGTGAGGCTGTAGGTCTGGAGGTAGTGATCAAAGAAAAAAGGGAAGGCTAAGTGATCCGACCTGCCTACAAATCGGATTTGAGGTGTTAGTAGGTAGCCTTCCTTATTACGGCATAAATGCTACAAATAGAAAATAGAAAATGGCTAGAGGGCTACCCAAATCTAAGTTAGACTACTCACTTGAGATCCGCTACAAGCTTTCAAGCAATGAATGGTCTGCGTGGATGAACAAGGGAAAAGGAAGCTTTCAAAACATTGAAATAGTACAAAGGCAAATCAGGCTTCTAGCTGCATCATATTACGGCCGACAGAAGGAGATCCGCTTTGAATGGAATGGATGGCTTTGTGATTTTGCAGGGCAGCCCTCAGGGGAAGTAATAAGCCTGAAATGAAAGCGATCGGGTGGCTATACGATCAGGAGTTTAAATATGTATTCCAGAACATAGGAAAAGATCTTTGGGAAGATCTCAGGCAAGAAGTAGCGGTGATCGTCCTAGAATACGATGCCAATAAATTGCAGGAACTAGAAGCCAAAGGGAAGCAGGTATTTAAATTCTGGATAGTTAGGATCTGCTGCAATCAAACAAATAGCAAATACGGGAAGTTTGGCAGGCTATACGGGAGCCTAGTACCTGTTGAAGATATCATGAAGTTCGTAAAAGAAGAACAGCAGATAGATAACAGTCAAGAAGTAGCGGACGGGATAACCAAGATAGTACAGGGCTTGTATTGGTATGATCAGGAGATTCTAAGTTTATATGTAGAACTAGGCTCAGTCAGGAAGGTAAGTAAGCAGACAGGCATTCCACACACTTCAATTTTTATCACAATAAAAAAAATTAGATCATGTATCAAATCGCAGTTGGTGTACTAGGGTCGATGGGTTTAACTCTGCTTTACTTCTACATCCTTAACTTTCCTAAATTTTTTAAAGAAGTCACAGGCAGAAAACTAGTCAAGCCTTTTAGTTGTTCCTTTTGTATGTCCTTCTGGATCAGCTTCTTTTTTCTAATCTTAAAAACAGATTTAATATCTGCAATATTTATAAGTAGTGCAGTGCCCTTTATCTACCTATATGTGGAGGATCATTTCACTAACAAATTTGAACTATGACACCAAGGGCAAAGGCAGACTATTTGCTTATCAAATTTAATTTGAGCGAATGCACACATGGGTACAATGATGTAAGGGATCTACACGCTGCCAACAGATGTGCAATAATAGCAGTTGATGAAATATTGAAAGTGCTAGATGATGCCGATGACCTGATCTACTACAGATCAAAATTTACATTTTGGATGAAAGTAAAAAACGAACTACAAAAACTATGACACCTGAAGATTTAGAATTATTCAAGAAGCACATGCCCCTGTACGAAAGCTACAAGAAGCACGCATTTATCCGTAATTATGACAAGGAAGTCTACACGGAAATGATTCACCTTTACACTACCTATGTTTCACCAAAGCACAACTTTAGCCATTGGTGCAGTAGCTGCCGAATGGAGTTAGTCAACTACCTTTATGGGTGGTACACTAACACAGAACATACAACGTGGTACAGGGATCAAGAAGAAGTAGTTGCTGAAGAAATAGTAGCACAAGAAGAAGGGGTAACAGCACCTGTGAAAAGAGGAAGAAAACCAAAAACCACATAAAACCAAATGGACACCAAACCAAAAATAAGACTAGGAAACGGAAAGAAAAGAAGCGGATCATGGCTAACTGCTTCGATATGTATAAGCGATGCTGAGGCACACGCCTATACCTATGAGGGAAAGAAGTATGTGAATATTTCTATTAATGTTTTTGATGAACCGAATAAGTACGGGAAGGATGTGGCTATTAACCTAAACGATTACAAAAAGGAAGAAAATAATAACTCACAGGTTAACAATATGCCGACAGCACCTGCGCCCGTGATGGAAGAAAGCTATGACCTTCCTTTCTAGTGAAAAAGCACACCAAGATTTACATGGAATATTTTGGCTACACGATAGCTGATTTTATTCCCTGTGAATCCTGCGGGTCTCAGGCAGTAGACATCCATCACATAAAAGCAAGGGGAATGGGTGGAAGTAAAACAGCGGATCACATAGAGAACCTAATGGCCTTGTGCAGGATCTGTCACGATACTATGGGAGACCAGAAAAGCTACCGGGAATACCTTGAGCAAAAGCACAAACAAAAAATGAATCAACCTAAATAAAAAAAACAGTCAGGTGGCAGAATTGGTAATGCACATACAATGAAGGGTTTGTACAGCCCAACCATAAAGAGAGTTGTATGGTGGTATAAATACGGGTTCGAATCCTGTCCTGACTACGAAACCAAATCAAAAAAAACATGGCAAACTTTCAATTAAATTTTAACAGCGAAAAAAAAGTAATCAGCATCACACTTGACAATGAAGATGGAATCTTCGATCTAGCCTACCTATTTAAGAAGCTTTTGGATGATGCAGGCATCCCGAACAAGCTAGAGGAAAAGGATGTCACACCTGTGGAGGCTTTGCAAGTAGCAAACGAAAAGCTAGACTAATGGAAATCAGAAGCGTTAAACTTTCGGAGATCAAAAGTAATCCTAATAACCCGAGGATTATTAAGGATGATAAGTTCGGCAAGCTAGTCAAGTCTATTAAAGAGTTTCCAAAGATGCTTGAGATAAGACCTATTGTAGTCAATGCTGACATGATAGTGCTTGGGGGAAACATGAGGCTTAAGGCTTGCAAGGAAGCAGGGCTAAAAGAAGTACCGGTGATCTTTGCTGATGATCTAACAGAAGATGAACAGAAGCAGTTTATTATCAAGGACAACGTAGGCTTCGGTGAATGGGATTGGGACATGCTTGCGAACGAATGGGAACCAGAACTTCTTGATGAATGGGGATTAACTGTTCCTAATTGGGGGGAGACTCCAGACTATTCTATTTTGGATGATGAAGATGTAAGCGATCAACTTGATGACATGACCAATGGAGTTAAGAAAGCTATACAAATAGAATTTGAAGCTGAGCATTATGAAGAGGCCTATGAACTAGTTAAGTTCTGGAGGGAACAGGGAGCCTATGTAGGTTCTATGATACTAGAATATCTAAGATCAGAAAAGCAAAAATTATGATTTTAAAAAGAGGGTCTATAGATGGAATTCATTTCTTTTACCGGGAAGGTTTTTCAGATCTAAAAACATTCGAAGAAGTTATAGGTAATAAAACTTACCTTAAAAAAGGAATGACAATTCAGGCTAATGAAAACTGGATGGACTGCGGAGGGAATGTAGGTGCCTTTGCTTTGCTAGCCTGTTCAAAAGGTGCTAATGTCACGGTCTACGAACCAGATCCGTATAACTGCGAGATGATCAAAAAGAACTTACTTCTTAATGGATTCAGGGCTGAGGTTGAACAGTATGCTTTAGTCCATGATCAAACAAAAGAATTGGTTTTATTCATAGGTAATAACGGCAACGTGTGGAGAAACTCAATAGTAAAAAAATGGAATAATAAAGGGATCAAAGTAAAATGTTTAAACTTCGATCAGGAATCAGAAAAATTTGATTGTTGCAAAATGGATATTGAAGGAGCAGAAATGCTGATCCTAGAAAATACCAATAAAGTATTTAAAAAATTGGTTTATGAATGGAGTTTTGATATCGATGGAAGCCTACCTAGATTCTGGAATATTATTGAAAAACATCAAAACCAATATTCAGATTTTAAAGATGTAGGCAACACAGGGAAATTCAAATCAAGAGATTACGATACTTGGCAGAAATCATGGTTCCCTGCATGCACTAATGTTTTTGCTTTTAACAGATAAAAAATGAAAAGGATAGATTTAATTAAGGTCGATCATGACCGGAAGATGGGCGGGGTTTGTGAATTTATTGAGCCAAATATTACAGAAGATTGCATCTTCTACGGTGATGGTGAGCCCATAGGATTTTACCTAACCAAGATGCCTGAAAAAATGTGCAAGCTTGCTGATTTGGCAAATGCTGAATTAAGAAGCGCAAATGTACCTAAAACATTAATGAGTAGGGCTACGGTATCAAATAAAGAGCAATATGAAAAAATGAAATCTGATAAAAGTGGTAAGCAAAGGGTTGATCAATATTCTACTATTTTAGGAGGCATCCCACCTAAGGCTCAATTTAAGAGACCATATCCAAATTTATCATCTGTTCATTCTGTTAAAACAGCGCAAACTTTTATTAAAGCAATGCTTCTTTTAGCTAGAGAAAGTGAGGATCTAATAAAGGAAATACTTCCAAAGCAATATGAAAGTCAAGTAGAACTTTTTAAAGATGTTCCTGAAAAATGGAGATTTTCAAATCTATTTACAAGTTCAATTTCTAATTTTAATATCTCAGCACCCTTTCACAGGGATGCAGGTAATATAGTTGGAGCCGTAAATGTAATCATTTGCAAAAAGCAAAACTCAAAAGGAGGCGATCTACACATTCCAGATTATAATGCTACGATCGGGCAGCGGGATAATTCAATTTTAGTCTACCCGGCTTGGAGAAATGTTCACGGGGTGACTCCGATCATTCCAACACATGAAGGGGGCTACAGAAACAGCCTAGTATTTTACCCGTTGAAAGCGTTTAAAGGACTTGAATAATTATCAAAACTCAACACTATGAAAAAGCCTGATACATCTGTAATAGAGAAAGCCATCGTGAAGGCATTTGGTAACCTTTCTACGGCTGCAAGATCCTTGCAGGTAGATAGAGTAACCCTCTACAAATGGATCGAGCAGGAGGGCTTAGAACAGGCTGTAATCGAAGGCAGGAATACTAGGCTAGATTTTGTTGAAAGTAAGCTAGATCAGAAGATAGATGGCGGTGATACTACTGCCATTATTTTCTTTCTTAAAACTCAAGGCAAATCCAGAGGCTATGTAGAAAGGCAGGAAGTAACCGGGGCAGATGGCAAGAAACTTTTCGAAGTGACCATTATAGATGGCGCAGATTAAACTTAAAACCAACAAAGTATTCAGGCACCTAGAAGAAAGCACTGCTAAAATAGTTGTGCAGCAAGGAGGCACTAGATCAGGGAAGACCTATAACATTCTTCTCTGGATTATTTTTTCATACTGCGAAAAGAACACGGGCAAGATCATCACGATCTGTAGGAAAACCTACCCTGCATTGAGGGGTACTGTCATGAGGGACTTCCTAACCATCCTCAAGGATCATGAGATCTACTCAGAAGATGATCACAGCAAGACAGCAAGCGAATACAGGCTGAACGGCAACACGATTGAATTCATATCCCTAGATATGCCTCAGAAGATCCGAGGTAGAAAGCGGGATCTACTTTTCGCAAATGAGGCAAACGAGTTGACCTTTGAAGATTGGCAGCAACTTCTTTTCCGTACAAATGAAAAGGTGATCATTGACTTCAACCCTTCCGAAGAATTCCATTGGATCTATGATCAGGTACTCCCTAGAAAGGATGTAGAATTTTATCAAACCACCTACAAGGATAACCCATTTTTAGGGGCTGAGATCAAGGCGGAAATTGAAAGGCTGAAAGGGATAGACGAGAACTATTGGAGGGTCTACGGCTTAGGAGAAAGGGGACAAGCTAGATCCTTGGTATATACTTTCAGTACTACTAAAGAAATACCAAAGGAAGCAAAGCTAGTAAGCTACGGCCTTGACTTTGGCTACTCAAGTGATCCTACTTCCCTAGTCCGCACGTATATTCTGGATGATAATATGTACGTGGATGAACTGCTTTACAGAACAGGGATGACTAACCAAGACATCGCAAACGAAATGAAAGTTCTGGGATTGGATCGCAGCAATGAAATCTATGCCGATTCAGCAGAGCCTAAAAGTATAGAAGAAATATACCGGATGGGATGGAATGTAAAGCCTACTATCAAAGGATCTATAAACATAGGAATAGACATAATCAGGAGATACAAGCTGATTGCAACCGAAAGCAGTTTCAACCTGATTAAGGAACTCAGGAACTATAAGTATATCGAAGATAAAAACGGGCAAATGACCAACAAGCCTGTGGATAATTTCAATCACGCACTTGATGCCCTGCGGTATTCGGTGGTAAATAAGATTTCAAAGAGCCATCTAGGTAGGTATTCTTTCAGATAGAAACATAAACCAAACAAAATATATTTAGAATCATGTGGGATAAATTAACCGTTGGGCAGTTCATTACCTTGTACGATATCGAGGCAAGCCCGAATCTTAACATCATTGAAAAGCAGCAAAAAATGCTAGCGGTGATCGAGGGTAAAAATGAGCGGGAGTACGATGACTACAAGTATCGGGATCTAATCCATGAGTACGGGGAAAAGCTATCTTTCTTCAACAATATTCCAGAATCCAAACCTGTGGACTTCCTTCAGGTAGGGGATAACCGCTACAAGTTCTGCTATGAATTGCAGGAGATCACAGCAGGGCAGTACATAGATATCCTATCCTTCAGCGGTGAGATCATGCAGCTAAACAAGATCGCTGCCTGCTTCTTTCTACCTATGGAGGGTGACAAGTATAAAGGCTATGGGGTGGTGCCTCATGATGTAGTTTCAGATGATTTGCTAGAGGCTAACTTCTTGCAGGTTTACGGCTGTATGCTTTTTTTTTGTCAATTATTCAACGAGTTAATAAGCAGTACCATAACCTACTCAATTCAGAACAAGGAGATGGCGGAGAAAGCAGCCCGTTTATGGCACGCTGGGGTTGGATCTACAGCACAAAACAGGTGGCAGACTTCAACAACATAACAGTAAACGAAGCCTATGATTTAAGGGTAGTAGAGTATCTAAACTGCCTAGCATATTTGAAGGATTACAATAAACACAAGGATCTCGAATACAAGAAATGGCAGTTGCAACAAAGGAACAGGTAGAAGGATTAGTTAACATCGGAGGCAGGAGGCTGAAGGGTAACGAATTTGTCGCTGCCGTAGAAGGGCAACTTGTTAAAAATATCACGGATGCCATGAATAAACTTGGCATTTCGATAGTAGATAACCTAGCAAAATATGCACCTGTAGATCAGGGAAAGTTAGCAGGTTCTTTTAGGGTTTTAAAAGTAAGCGAAACCAAGACAGGCTACCGCTTAGAAATTAGTGTAGGTGCTGAGTATTCAGATTACCAAGACAAAGGGGTAAGGGGTATCCAGAACAGGCGCAAGACCTACAAAAATGCTGAGGGTAGATTCTACCAATTCAAAACATACGGCATGCCTCCTGAAGTACTAGTAGAATTAGAAGGATGGATGAAGCGAAAGAACATGGAGATCGAAGCGACAAACCTGATCGAGGGAAGGCAGATGCTACCACAGATTTCTAGCAGCGCAAAGAGATTGGCATACTACATTAAAAAGTACGGTATTGAAGGCAAGATGTTTGTGAAGAAATCAATTGACGAAGCAACACCTGAATTTAATATCGACATTCAAAACATTGGATTCAATTCCTTGACCTTAAAAATAAGCAAATGATAACCCTAGTAGAACCTACTGCCGCAATCCTTCCTGCATTTAATCGGATTAACTACACGATTAGCAGCACCAACGCAAACCTATCAGGGTTTAAATATGTGGTGAAGGTTTACAATTCAAATGATGAACTGATCACTCAGGCATTCTATGACTCCCCGGCTAACCCTGCGGATTCGGTCGAGTTTGATGTCAGCAAATTTGTATCTGTAAACTTTACTTATTCAAGCGGATTCTATCAGGTAGCAACATCGGCTAGCAATACCAACATAATCAAAGGCTACTATCTTAAGTGCTATGAGTACTATGAAGTTGCAGGGGTGTTTGAAGTGGTGCTAGCTTCAGAAGTGATTAGTCTATTTAAGTCCGCTTTTGCAGGTTCGTTTCCATTGCTAGAATTTGATCTATGGTCTACAGTATTTACTGGGTTTACTTATGCAGATTATCTTGAATATACAGGTCAATCGAATACCGAATACAAACCATTGACAGATTGGGATACTATTAAGCTAAGGGAAACAGATTCACAAATTTTTGGTTTTATAAATATTGGCAATTTAGTAAATTGCGAACTTCTAGTAACCTATTTAAATGGCAGCACCCAAACATACTACATCACTCCTTCAGCAGTTGTTACTGAAAGTGTAACCTACATTCAGATAACACCTTTGACCTATGGAGGAAGTGTAAATAATATTCAGCTATTTACCAACTGGAATAACGGATCAGCAAGGAGGTATAAATTTGCAACTCTTTACACTCAGTCCTGTGGTAAGTTTGACCCGATGCGCTTAGCTTACCTAAACAAGTACGGGGTTTATGACTTCTTTAACTTTGACCTAGTGAGCAAGACTACCTTCGATGTAGAAAAGAAAGGATACGAACGGAACTACTCCGGAAGCATTTACGAATCTGATGGGGTAAGGGTTAAAAATATCAACCCGATCTACTACACAAAGGAGACTCAAAAGTGGAAGATCATAAGCGACTATTTAACGGACTCACAAGCCGAGATCCTGCGGGAGTTGTACTCATCCCCTTTGGTTTACATGAACTTGGTAAATGATAACTACATCAGCCCTTCATGGATACCTGCAAAGCCTACAGCGACTTCCTACGAAGTTAAAAAGACTGCGGTGGATAAAGTATTCAATATAGAACTAGACCTTGAATTTCAGCTTATAAACACCCGACAAGTAATATGAGCGCAAGACTATTTGTAGAAGGCTATGAAGCCGACACCCTTGGGGATATTGATGTAGAATTTACTTTTTCGGTTGCGGATATAAGTGACATCGAGCGTAGAAATACTAGCTTTTCAAAGACTTTAACCCTGCCATCAACCCCAAGAAATCAGCAGCTATTCGGGAACATCTTTGATATTTCGGTAAATAATAATAACAACATAAACAATCCGAACATAGGGCAGAACTTTAACCCGGCAAATCAGGCGAAAGCCCAAATCTTCCTAGACAACGTGAAGATATTTGATGGGGTTTTAAGGATGTCTAAGATTGTCAACAGGCAAGGGGATATCAACTATGAAGTTAATATGTTCGGCAGGCTGAGAGACATCTTAGATGCCTTGGGCGACCTAACCTTAGCAGACCTTGATTTCGATGACTATGACCATACCTACAATCAGGCAAATATAGAAGCAAGTTGGGCACGGACAGAATGGGTATCTGGGGCGCAGAACTATGTCTACCCTTTGGTCGATTACGGATACAGCGCAAACAACATAAACTACCCTCTAAAAAACTTCAAGCCTGCGGTATTTGTAACTGAGATCCTAGAGCGGATATTTGAGGAAGCAGAATTTGAGATTCAGGAACCAAAATTTTTTGAATCTTTCTTTTTTAAGAAGTTGATTTTGTTGACTGCTGAAAAGAGCATCACTAGGGAAGTTCTGAATTTGCTGCACCAGACTACAGCACTGCTGACTCAAAATGTGGCATCAGTAACTACATTTTCACAGCTACTAGTTTTTAACAGCGTATCCGCTCCTAGCTTTACAATTAGTAATGGAGGCACAAGATTTACCTACAATAAAACGCAGGGTTTAAATACAGGGATTAACTTAAATTTGAGCCTCAGTTTTACTTCTTTAGCAACCTTTACCAAGAATCTTTGGACTGTTATCATTTTAAAAAATGGGTCGCAAATTTTGTCGGAAAGCGAGACAGTAACTATAGTTCCATTAGGTGGAACTTACACTTACAATTTTGCAATTTCAGGGGGAGTCACCCTCGCACTAAATGATTTCTTCGAGGTAAGGTTAACAGGATTAGCTGATGGTGGTGCGGGTTATAATGCGAACATCCAGACCGCAATAACAGTAGCACCTAGTGGCCCTTTCAAGATTGGTAGCACGATCCCTGTGGCGGTCGATGTGGTGGAGGGTGACACGATAAAGATCAATTACACGATGCCGAAATCTATGAAGCAGCGTGACTTCCTGAAGTCTATTATCTCAATGTATAATTTGTACATAACTCAGGACAAGCTTCAAACAAACGTACTCGAGATCATCCCCTATAATGAGTTCTTTAAAACCTTCAAGGATGAGGCACTTGATTGGAGTGATAAACTAGATGTATCGCAAGAAGTAGTGATAACCCCCTTGAGCGAACTAAGTGCAAAAGAGTACAGGCTTATGTTTGACGATGATTCTGACTATTGGAGTCAAAGCTATAAGACCAAATTCAATGAAGGCTATGGGGAGAAAAGAGAAATTATTCCTAACGATTTTGTAACAGAAACCAAATCCGTTAAGGTAGTTTTTGCGCCTCCTGTAATGCGGGAAGAAGCAGCGGGTAGAGTCATGGTACACCTTTACAAAGTTGAGAATAACGTAAAGATTCCAGACAACTTTAAGCCAAGAATAGTATTCTTTGCGCCTGAAACACCATGTCCTACATCTTGGCAGATTCAATATGCAGCAGGGCCAGTAACTTATAACACCTACCCTTATGCGGGTCACGTTAATAGCTTAGTAGATCCTGCCTTTGATCAGCTATTCCACTACCCAAAAGAGGTATATTTTGCTATCGGGGCTTACCCTGAAAATTCAAACCTTTACACGGAGTATTATGATACGCTAATCACTTCTATAGGGGACAGGAACAGCAGGCTTTTGGAGGGTTATTTCTACCTAACCCCAACCGATATTTCAAACCTAGATTTCAGGACGATAATAAAAGTAGGCAATCACTTCTTTCAGTTGCAGAAGGTGGACAAATACAACCCGATTGCAAACGGCTTAAGCTATGTTTCACTATTTAAGATACTTGGCGAACTTCAGCCTGAAGATTTTGATTACATCCTATTAGAGAATGACTTCTATATGTTACAAGAAAACGGGTCAAACAAGTTTTATATTTAAGAATTATGGCAGATAAGCGAATAAGTCAACTAGTAGACCGGGGCACGGTTGTAAACAGCGATGTAGTACCTATCGTAGTGAGCGGTGCGGTAACAACAAACAAGGCAACCATCTCAAGCATTCAAACCTTCATGCAGGGTAACCTTGATCTAGGGGTTACTTCTGTAGGCATAACCCTAGGAAGCAGCGGTACGGATGTAAGTGTGAGCGGATCACCTGTAACTAGTTCAGGGAATATCACTATCAATCTGCCTACTGCCTCTGCCACAAATCGTGGACTTTTGTCTTCTGCAAATTGGACAACTTTCAATAGTAAAGTATCAAGCGTAGGACTATCTATGCCTTCTGCTTTTACGGTTGCAAATAGCCCGATCACAGGGAGTGGAACTATAGCAGTCACAGGTGCAGGTACTGTATCCCAATATGTCCGTGGAGATGGTAGCCTTGCTGACTTCCCTCAAGGGGGTGGTGGTGGCGGATCTGTTAGCTACTATTTGAACAGTTCAGTGTCTCAGGGTACTATCGGGGGGATTGCCTACAAGGAAATGAACAAAGTGCCTATTTTAGGTGCGGGTACGGATCTTACTATAGCAGCAGATGGATACATCGCTTCCTATATTACGGATGCAGGTGATCCTGCTTTACTAGAAATCCCTGCGGGGAATTGGAACTTTGAAACTTTCTTTAGCGCATCTTCTGGAGGCGGTAGCCCTTCCTTCTATGTAGAACTTTACAAGGTAAATTCAGGGGGCACGGCTACCTTGATCGCCTCAAATTCAGCTACTCCAGAACTGATAGCTTTTGGCACTGTAATAAACCCCTACTTTTCATCTTTGGCAGTACCTACAACGGTTCTAACTATCACTGATAGACTAGCCTTGCGGTATTATGTAACGCACTCAGGAAGGACTATAACCCTTCACACAGAGAATAGTCACCTTTGCCAAATCATCACCACATTCACTACAGGCTTAACTGCTTTGAATGGCTTGACTGCTCAGGTTCAGAACTTCGCTACAGGGACTAGTGGAACAGACTTTGCTATCTCAAGTGCAACTAATATTCACACATTCAATCTACCTGATGCTTCGGCTACGGCTAGAGGTGTAGTCACTACAGGAACACAGACTTTTGCAGGAGCAAAGACTTTAACAAGCCCTTTGAACGGAACTACTTCTATTTTTAGTTCATCTTTTGCAACAAATGAAACAAGCAAAATAGGAATCGGCTTTGAATCAGGTTATGGATTAATTAATGCGTGGGGATCTGATGCTTCAACTTATGCAGGTCTAAAATTTCAGGTTAGTGAATCAGATGGGAACACCTATGATGCATTACGAATTAACCCTGACGGAACTCTTTATGCTCCTGCGGGTGGTTATATTTCAATTCTTCAAGCAGCATCTTTTAGAGTAGGTACTGCTAATGCTCAATCACAAGTATTAACACCTCCTGTAGCTAAGTTCATAAACTCTGCAAATAATTTTGTAAAAATTGCACTTGGTCAAGGTGAGACTAGTCCAAATTTTAATGACTACTATGGAATTATTGCACTAGACAATAATGTAGATCTAGCAGATAATAAATTAAGGTTTTATCTAGGGTATGATGATGCTGCAAATAGTCATTCAAACGATCAACTTGTAATTCAGGGAGATGGGAATGTAGGAATAGGAACTGCAACCCCTAGTGCCAAACTTCATGTGATGGGCACGGCTACTTTGACAGGTGCTTTGAACGGGACTAGTGCAACATTTACGGGTACTGCACTTTTAGGTGGTGCAAGTGCTACAAATCCTCTATCAATAAGAACAGCAAATGGAGAAAGCTATTTAAGGTTTTTAAATGCAGATGGTACTACTTATGGTGATCTTGAAAGGTCAATTACAGGTGCAGGTGCTGTAAGATTTACGGGTGCAAATTTTAGATTTACAGGAGGGGCTGAAGTAGTAGGTACTTTGACAGGTGCAGCAGCTACCTTTAGCGGTGATGTAATTGTTTCTAAAGCAGGTGCGGTTGGTTCGGTAATAGATTTAGGAAGTGCAACTGCAGGAGCGTATGGAGTAATTATAACTAGAGGAAATGGAAATACAGCAGGAAATACTCAGGGTATTTGGGCGGTTATTAATAAACAATCAGGAACAGATGTTCAAACGGCAGCAATAGAATTTGCTCATGAAGGAAGTTCTGCTGATAATAAAACCTATGGTGCTTTTTTCACACACAATGGAACTTCTTTAGGCGAACGAATGCGCATCACTTCGGGGGGGAAGGTTTTAATAGGTACAGATACAAGTGGTGCAGGTAATTTAATTGTCTCAGACAATAATAATAGTGGATTGACATTACGAAGGGGTAGTACTGCTGATAGATTTTTATTTTTTGTTGGGGCATCAAGTCCATATATTACAGACGATGCTTACATTGAAAGTAGTAACGCCGATATTCATATTAGAGCAGGTTCAACGGGGGGTGTTAAATTAGCTATTGGTGCAACTTCGTTTGTTTCAGATTCTGACATTAGATTAAAAGATAAAATTGGCGATATTGATAATGCTTTAGATTCTATTTTAAAATTAGAAACTTTGAAATTTAATTGGAAATATGATTCTGAATTAGAAACAAAACGTGCATATTTTGGTTTAGTTGCACAAAATGTTCAAGAATTATTGCCTGAATTAGTTGAAATTGGTAGAGATGAAATGCAAACTTTAGGTATTAAATATACAGAGTTAATACCAGTTTTAGTAAAAGCAATACAAGAACAACAAGCACAAATAGATTCACTTAAAAACCAAATCAAATGAAAGTAACGCTTAACGAAGAACAAATCAAAATGCTTGAGGCATGGGCACAAGAGTTGCCAACAAAGTACGGGATGTCCTTCATCCAATTCCTAGCACAGCAAGTGCAAGAGCAGAACCCGAAGGAAGCAGAAACAGAATAGTAAATGGGGAATCAAATCGATTCCCCTAACCTTTAAAATACATAATCAATGGCTGAAGAAAATAAGATCATACTTGACGCAGATGTCAAACCTTTAAAGAAACAATTAAAGGAGGCAACGCTTGAACTCCAAGCAGCTAGGCAAAAGTTTGGGGATCTATCTACGGAAGCCGTTGAAGCAGCAAAGAAGGTAGCGGGAATCAGGGATAGCATAGAAGATGCCAATGAGCAGGCAGCTTTATTTGATCCGGGTAAGAGATTCCAAGCGTTAACAAGTGCAGCAAGTTTAGCAGCCGGGGCAGTAGGTGCCGTTCAGGGTGCAATGGGTTTATTCGGTGCTGAATCTGAAGATGTCCAGAAAGCCCTTTTGAAGGTGCAGTCTGCAATGGCTTTATCTCAGGGCTTATCTCAGCTTGCAGATCTAGGCAAGGTCACAGATCAGCTAAAATCATCTTTTACAGGGTTGATTGGTACTACTGCTAAAAAGGTTGCAGCGACTACAGCAGACACGGCAGCAGTAGGGGCTAATGCGGTAGCAAATACAGCACAGGCAGCAGCAACAAATGCATCTACTTTAGCAAGTAAGGCAGCGGCAATATCAATGAAAGTGCTTAGAGGGGCTTTGATTTCTCTGGGTATCCCTGCTTTAGTTCTTGGTTTGATTTCTTTGGTGCAAAACTTTGGTGCTATCAAAGATGCTGTTCTAAATTTAATGCCGGGGCTAAAAGGATTTGCGGATACGATCGGTAATTTAGTGCAAGGGGTTACGGATTTCTTTGGGATTACAAGTAAGGCGAACAGGGAACTTGAGACACTTACAAAAGGAACTGCATCAAGAAATGAAAGCATAGAAACGCAAATCAAATTACTATCGGCACAAGGTGGTAAGGAAAAGGAAATATTCGAACTTAAGAGAAAGCAAACTCAGCAAGAGATTCAGGACTTGATAGCCTCCGACAGGCTAGATGGAAAGACCACAGAGGAACGGCAGAAAAGAAGAAAAGAATTGCTAAACAACTTGACCTTCGAAACCGCTGCATACAATAAAAAAGAAGCGGACGAAGCAAAGGCAGCAGCTGAAAAGCAGGCAGCAGAAGCAAAGACCAGAGCGGAAAAGGCAAAGGCTGAACAGGAGAAAATTAATGAGGAAAAACTAGCAGCGGAAAAGAAACTTGCTGAGGAACAAAAGGAACTAAAAGAAAAAACCGCAGCGGAAGATACCGAATTTGCAAAGCGACTAAACGAGATCCTAGTTGAAACAAGGCTTCAGGGAATCAAAGACGAAAACGAAAAAGCACGGGCTGAATTAGTTGCACAGCAAGAGCAGGAACTAGCGGATCTTGAAGGGGATACTAAGCTAAGGGCAGAGCAAAAACTAGCTATTCAAAAACAGCTTGAAATTAAAAACAAGCAGGAACTAGATGCGCTTGAATTGACATTTGCAGAAGCAGATGCCATCAAAAAACTTGATGAATTAGATGCCCAAATGAAAGAGGCGGATGATGATTTGATGTTAGAAAGAAATCTGCTAGATCAAAAGGATGCGCTACTAAAAGAATACTACGATAAAAGTTTAATTTCAGATATTGAATACACGCAAGGAATAAAGGAAAATGCAGATGCACGAATAGCAATAGACAAGGCTGAATACGATTTAAAAATATCTCAGGCACAGGCTGCATCTCAATTACTTGGATCACTATCTGAATTAGCAGGGAAAAGAACGGCAGCAGGAAAGGCACTAGGAATAGCTGAAGCAATTATAAATACTTCTGTAGGGGTTACGCAGGCACTAAAGCAGGAATCTGTTTTGCCTTCCCCTTTTGATGTAGTAGCGAAGGTGGCAAATATTGCTACTATTTTGGCATCAGGATTTAAAGCAGTTAAAGCAATTACGGCAGTCAATGTGCCGGGTGGTGGTGGCGGTGGAGGGGGAGCAGCTTTCCCGTCTATTTCAGCATCAGCACCAAGCGGAGGTAGTCAAGTCCCTACAATTGGATCTAGCCCGGTTACTGCTTTAGGCACAATGATGCAGAACCAGACTCCGATCAAAGCCTATGTAGTGGAAAGCGAAGTCACAGGAACGCAAAAGCGAGTAGCCGATATTGAACGAAGGGCAGGATTTTAATACTTAAGGATATGGATAAATTACCACTTTATAAAATGTTTATCGCTGATGACATCGATGGCGAAGAAGAAGTAGACTTTGTAGCCTTGGTGGAAAGCCCGGCAATCCAGAGAAACTTTCTAGCATTTGGAGATCAATTTGTAGAACCAACACAGGGCGAAAGCAAAAATGACTTTATGCCTAGATGCATCGAGTATATAACTAATGAGGGTAAGGAATCAGAACAGGCGGTAGCTATCTGCTCAAGTTTATGGCAGCAGCACTTTTCAGAAGTACAGGTGATCGTCTGCAAAAAGTGTGGCCATTCATGGGACTATCAAGAAGGTGGTAAAGACCCGTACACCTGTCACATGTGCGGTGCTAAAGAAGAAGCATTTGAAAGCTATAATGACTACCCACAAAGCGCAAAGGATAATGCAGAACGGGGAATCCGTTTGAATGAGGCAATAGGTAATAGATGCGCTACTCAGGTAGGAAAAGTTCGTGCTACTCAAATCATGAATGGTGAGAACCTTTCTAGGGAGACCATAAAAAGAACTTACTCCTACCTAAGCAGGGCTGCCGAATACTACAATCCAGATGACACAGAAGCTTGCGGAACTATCAGCTATCTTCTCTGGGGTGGTGAGCCAATGCTTAGATGGGCAGAAAGCAAGATGAAGCAAGAAGAATTCAGCACTCACCTATCCTTCGCAGTTCAGGATGAAGATCAGCGCATAGTATCCGGGCCGTTAATGATTGCAGATTTACCGATCTACAGAAGGGACGAAGATGGGGAGTACTATGTGATGTTTACCGGTGAGCAGATCAAGAAGATCGTGCAGCGATTCTTTAAAAAAGGATATCAGGCAAAGGTCAACATTGAACACGGCAAGAAAGCTGAAGGAGTATATATGTTTGAATCCTACATTATTGATTGGGATAAAGGCATTATGCCTCCAAATGGATTTGAAGATATACCAAGTGGTTCTTGGTTCGGCTCCTTCAAGGTAGAAAATGACAAACTCTGGGCTGAAGTAAAAGCAGGGACTTTTAAAGGCTTCAGCGTGGAGGGTTTATTCCGTTACGAAAAAGCAGGAATGATCGTGCAAAAAGAAGAGCAAATCATGTCACAAATTTTTAAAATTTTGAGTCAAGTTGAACAAAATTAACTAACTAAATATTTACAATTATGAACGCAAAAGAAGCACTTGTGCAAATTAAAAACTTGCTTTTCACAGAAGCAGAAAAGAAAGCGGCCTTCGCATTGGTAGAAGGTAAGCTAGTAGATGGCACTATGGTAGCCTACGATCTTGAGGCAGGTGATATTTTCGTAATCGGTGAAGATGGGGTTCAGATCCCTGCACCTGTTGGAGAACATCAACTTGAAAGCGGTGAAATCGTAATCGTAACTGAAGCAGGTAAAATTGCTGAAGTTAAAAAAGGCGAAGAACCAAAGCTAGAAATCGAAATCGAAGCAGCCGAAGTATCAGCTGAAGAGCCTAAGAAGGATGAAGCAATGGCAAAAGTAGAAGAGGCCATGGGTTACCTTGAAAAAAAGGTAGAAGAACTAAGCGCAAAGGTAAAGGCGATGGAAGAAAAAGCAGAAGATGTGAAAGAAGCGGTGAAACTATCTGCTGAAGTTCTTGAATCATTTGCAAAAGAGCCAAGCGACAAAGCAATCACTGCCCCTAACCAATTCGCTAAGCAATTAAAAACAGAAAAAAACGATAGGTATAACAACCTTCAAAAAGCATTTTCAACACTTAAAAAATAAACGACAATGGCATTAGACCTTTCAGCATTAACTAACTATGTAAAGGAGAACGAATTGCAGTTGACTTCAGCTGCTATCTTCTCAGCAAAAACCGCTAGACTTATCGAACAATTCGGTAACGTACAGGTGGGTATCAAATCCGCAGAGACTATCAACATCATGACTACTGATGCGGTATTCCAGACAGGTGGTACTTGCGGATTTAACTCCTCAGGAACTACTACTATCACTCAAAGAACTTTGACCGTAGGTAAGATCAAGATTCAAGAATCAATCTGCCCTAAGGTATTCGAAGCTAAATACACTCAAAAGGCTTTGAGAGAAGGATCTAGCTATGACTACATGGCTTATGCACAAGAATATTCTGCTCAGAAAGTAGAGCGTATTGGTGCTGCTTTGGAGACTGCAATTTGGACAGGCAACACTGCTTCAGGAAATGCTCAACTAAACAAGTTCATGGGTATTGGTACTATCATTGATGCCCTTGGTTTTGGTGGATCAGGTGATCCTGTAAAGGGAAACACTTCCAACTTGACTACCTTGACAACTGCAAATGTTGAGCAGGCTGTAGACGAAACGTTTGCTGCTATTCCTGCTGCCCTTTTGGACAAGCAAGATCTAGTAATCTTCTGCGGTAACGATACTTTCAGAGAGTATGTGATCGCCTTGAGAGATTCTAACTTGTTCCACTACCCTGTAGATGCGGTGAACATGGAGTTGGTAGTACCGGGAACAAACATCAAGTTGATAGGTGTTAATGGTCTTAATGCAACAGATACTTTATTCGCTTTATCTATGTCTAACCTTTACTTAGGTACTGACCTTTTGAACGAGCAAGATCGTTTCGAACTGTTCTATGCCAAAGAGGCTGACGAAATGAGATTCGTAGTAGAGTTCAAAATGGGTGTACAGGTTGCCTTCCCTGATGAGGTAGTATTCTGGAAGTTGGCAGCAGCCTAAATAAAATCGGGGAAGATGGTGGCGTCTTCCCCTTCACATTTTAAAAATATAAAGATATGCCTTGTGCTTTAACTCAATCTTACACGCTTGATTGCAAAGATAGCGTTGGCGGTTTAACAGCCGTATATTTTGCACCTTATGAAGATTTGGCAACAGTAACCATAGCAGCAGGAGTAGTTACTACTTTAACTATGGATGCTACCAAAAGATTCTACAAGTACGATCTTGTAAAAGAATCTTCCAACTTCGCTGAGGCTGTAAATACTAACGTGCAGAATGGTACTATTTTCTACGCTCAAACTCTCGAAATTATCCTTAACAAATTGCAGGTAAACACCAGAAACGAAATTGTGCTTTTGGGAAAAAACAGACTTGCAGTAATTGCTACAGATAACAATGGAGAGAATTGGTTCTTGGGTGTTGGAAATGGTTTGGATCTAACCGGTGGAGGAAGTGCTTCAGGTACTGCCTTCGGTGATAGATCAGGATATACCTTAACATTTACAGGTAACGAGAAGGAACTTTGCCCAAAAGTGACAGCAGTCATCCCGATTACCTAATACATTTGGTTTATAGGTTAGATGTGAAAGCACCCTCGATTCTGGGGGTGTTTTTTTTTGTGTACATAGTTTAGGTTTTTATATTTCTAGTTATGATCGCAATACCACAGGGGG